CCTTTATACTGGTTAATCAGTGTTTGAGTATTCCTAAGTTGCTTTTCTAGTTCCTTAGTTGGATCACTAGCTAAGAAAAGAACTTTGAAAGTCTCAGAGAAGAAGTTCTTAATTCCCTTGCCCAAGTTAATCATGAACAAAGAAAAACCATTATAGTTATCCTTCATTTGCTGTACTTGAGTTTTAGTAACGTCCGCATATGTCTTCATAGCCAGCGCAGCAGCTTCTGTCGTCTTTCCTGCCTTTTGCAATTCAGCAACCATCTTAATAGTTTCAATAGAAACCATACCAGTTGATTTGGCAATATCTATAAGGGCTTCTACAGGCTTATCTTTGAGCTTATCAAAGGCTTTAACTGTATCTTCTACCGAAACGCCAGCATATGTAGACATCTCGGCAGCGGCCTTGCCTACCATAAGAATTTCATCTCTTGTGAAACCGCCAGCCTTAGCCATTGCAGCCAGAGCTTCAGTAGCAACGCCAGTTGTAACTCCCATGCTTGAAAGTGTCTCTACAAACTGCACAGCAGAACTATGAGTTAATGCTAGACTTCCACCAGACAGAGCTAGAGAGCGCGCTAGAGTATTATTTTCAGAGATAACTTGCTTGATAGCAACCGCCATAGCTATAAGCGCCCCAATACCTGTAGCGGCCATAGTAGCTGCAAAACCAATCACAGCCACACGAAGTGCAGCAAAGAAAGCGAGCAGGGGTTTACCAAAAGATGGGTCTGACATTGCAAACAGAGTTAATTGATATCTTGCCTTTTCAATTACATTAGCCAGCCCTGTAAACTGAACAACCATGTTCACAAGACCCTTGCCTGTATCAATGAAGGCGCCTACAATTAAATCCTTAAAGGCACCAGCAACAGCGGCTACAGATGTTACCATCTCCCTAGCAGCAGTACGCATGGTAGCACCCATATCAGCAGCAGCAACACCAGCAAGAGCAAACTGATCTCGCAGTTGACCACCTTGTTGAAGCATAACTGTCAACGGGCTTTGTCCTGTAGCAAGACCAACGAAAATATCAGTAATCTGTGGACCAAGGGCACGACTAATATAATCCGTATTCCCACCGCCTTTAGTCTTTTCCAGAGCAAGTAAAGATTTGCGATATTCATCCATCTTTACTCTTTGCTGATCAAGGGTAAGTCCACTACGCTTCAGGTTTTGTTCAAAACGATTAAGAGCATTAGCAGTACCTTTGTTCAGTTCATTGTTCTGTTCTTGAAGGGCAAAGTTTACACGTTGCATTTCACGTTCAAGGTACGAGGCCGCTTTAGCTGCATCTTTATGAGCAGCATCAATTGCGTTCTCAGCTTGAATCATTTTATTAATACTACCGGCAGTTGTGATATACTCTACATTAAGTTGACGGATGGCGTTTTTAATGTCAGTCATCGACTTGCCCTCGATCTTCATAGCTTCGATAAGGCGAATCTTATCGAGAGCCAGATTTTCCATCTGCTTTCTAGTTAAAGGTATTTCTGCAGTGTAAAGACGTTGTACTTCTTTCAGAGATTTAAATTCGTTCTGGAGTGAGCGAAGGCTTCCTAGACTTTTATCAAACGGATCACCTCCCATGAGAGTTCTCTGTGCTTGTAGAACTCTGCCGATTTCTTGAATTTCATCCGAAGCTACACCGGCAGCTTTAGCATATGCAAGAATTGAGGATTGCCCTTTAGAGTAACCATTAGCTTGGAATTCTAGAATGGTTTGTTGGCGCTCAAGGATACTTAAACTCTTCTTGGCGCTTTCTGTACTTTCATCTACAGCTTGTGTCGTTGCCTTTAGAGCTTTAACCTTCTTAGTTTCAGCATCAGTACGTTCAGAGGTTGTTTTAAGCGCAGCAGATTCAGCTTCACTTAGAGCCTTATTTGGCTTAGCTTGAGCTTCTACAGCTTGTGCTGCAGCCTTAGCATTTCGCGATTGTGTTTTCTCAGCATCTGAAGATGCCTTTTCTAGTTTCTGGAATGAACCTGCAAGGTTCTCTACGGACTCCCCAAGAGCCGCTACTTTATTAGCCGCATCTACAAGGGCTTCAGTCCGAACTGTAAAAGCTAATTCGCTTAGATTAAGCATTTCATTTCCTTCTTTATTATTTGCTATATAGCCTATTCAGTAAGCCACATAGAAAATAGGCCCCGAAGGGCCTAATATTACTTACTTCTTTTATTTTTCTTTTCCGTCTTCTCTTGCTGTTCGGCAGTTACCTCAAGGGCAATTCTGTCAAATCGCTTTATTAAGTCTACTTCCCAAGGTTCAACTTGGAGTTCAAGTAAACTAAAGTACGCTTGTATTTCGCAGTAAGTAATAGGGGAAGCACCAAAACCAGAAGACCGAGTATTATGTAAATCCAGAAACCAGTACCAAACATGCGAAAGGCTGTCTGGTAGTTTAACTAGATTTTCTAACTCCTTAGGCATAATCCCTTGCTTTACAACTGCTTGTAAATGCTCTCTAAGGGATTTGCCATCTTGCTGTCTCTCAGCTAATTCAAACTCTTGACGAGCAAAAGCTAATGCATCGTCAAGGTCTTCATCATTGAAAGTTCAGCAGATTATCTGATTCCTCCATCACTGCGTCACGAATCCAAGTATGTTCGCGCAGGACTGTATCAGCATTTTCCTTATTGAAAGGAATCTCAACGCCATCCTTACCGATACCACGCCAGCTAATAATACGCACGATTGCGTTTTCTACTGCAGCGTCTTCAGCTTCATCAATGGTCATCGCTTCAAGTTCTTTACCCTTACGCTTGGCTTGCATTTCACGTTGGGTGTATTCTGTGTACTTACGCTTTGCGTGATTACGTACAGGTGCGGACATACGGCCACGCACTTTAATAAAGCCCCCGGTCTTTTCCATAGACTCGGGCAGTAGGAGTTCAAATTCGTAGCCAGCTTCGGCAGATTCTGCAAGATTTGTTACTTTAAGGTCTAGCATAGTTTTCCTTTCTCAGGTTAATAATTTGGATTTTATTCCATCTAAGTCTCAATTATACCACACGGATGTTGTATAATCAAGTTAAATCGACAAAAGAAAACCCCCAAGGATTTCTCCAAGGGGGTTAATTCAATAGTTTACACTACTGCGGTGTCTTGCACCATGATGGTAGATTCTACCAGACCAGTTCCAGCTACGCTATTCAGCAGAGCCGTGAAGCTGTGTTCTTGGACAATACCCATTTCTGAGTCAGCTTTTGTTGCAGAGCCAACCTTGATTTTAGGGAATGTGAACGAGATAACATCAGCGTTCTTTTCCGAACCGGTAGACAGAGCAACCACAAGGCTGATCGTTGCTTCGGTATCGAAGTAATCACGGAATGTACCGTCTTGGAAGTAAGTACTGAAGTTACCAGTAGCACGAATACGACCAGTAAATACGTCAGCAGCAAAGTTAGAACCCACTACGTTAGCAGCTTCAAGACCGCGCTCTACACTGAAGTCCAGAGAGGTAATCAAAGCAACTGGAGCATCATTCACCACAAGAGCGCCAGATACAGCGGCAAAGATACCATTAGTACCTGCAGCAGTAGGAGTCGTGAAATACTGTGCAGTGCCTTTCTGCTCAAGGTTCTTACCCATGAAGCTGAAATCACAAGTAACAAGTCCTGTAGCTGGAAGCTGCACAGACATTGTACCGACCTTCATACCAGTGTATACTTCTGATTGAGCGATATCGCTATACCATTCTTCAATAGTGTATGAGTCATCAGTGTGACCAGTCAGTGGAGCAAATGTTTGCTTACCAACAACTGAAGCACCAGCAGAAGCAATAGGACCTTCAGCAACCATTGGAGTTGCAGATAGTACACGAACGGTCAGTGCCAGAGCAGTAATAGCTACAACCAGCAAGTTATTGCCAGTATTAGCTGCGTTAAAACCGGCGCCGGTCAGACGAACAACGTTACCGACATAGAAACCGTCAGTAATCCAGCTACCTGCAGCACGAGTCACTGTGAAGAATTGACCAGATACTGCAATCGTAATCGAAGCACCAGCAACTGTTCCACCGGCTGTAAAGTTACGGGCCAGCACAGATTGCATGAAATCCGAATAAGTATTAGGCGACAGTTCACCGTTCAGAGAACCTTCCGAACTCCGTACACCGTGACGCATATCAGCGACTTGGTAATCTGTACGGATTTCAGCAGACTCATATGTTTCTTTTGTCAGGTTAAAGTTAGCAGTAACACGACGCAGGTACTTCGAACCAGTTGTGCCAGCTAGTGTACCCCATGTAGATTCTTTTTTGTAAGCAACTTTTTTACTTACACCTTTTGCGATTGGCATTTATATTTCCTTAATTTGTTTATTTGCAAATAAAACAAGCCCGAAGGCTAAAAGTGAATCAGGTTCACTGTCACTGATATACTTCTGCGGTTAGTGAGATAAGCACAGGTAAAACCACCCGATCTTGAGCAGTAAATACTGAGCCAATCTGTGCAGTTTCAAGTATATGGATTCTGGTTGTCCCCTCAATGAGAGTCAAACCTTTGTAGAATGTTTGGCGTAGAAGTTCTGCTCTTGCAATCACTTCCCCTGTACCTTGTCCCTTGATTCCAGCGATAAAAACTTGCATCTGCATGTTCTCTCTGTGGTATCCTGCTGGGAACACTGGATCAGTTGGAGGGTCAATCCTGAACTGGCACCTCTGGTATAGAGCATCAACAGGGGGGTCAAAATCCACACCTTCAAATCCAGTAGGAACTGAAGGGGTGATGCTTAGTAGCAACCTCTCTGTCGCTTTCTTTGTATTCAATATTTCCATCTTCTATTATCCTTGTTGGTAGTGCCGTAGAAGACTCGCTTGTTGTACAGCCATTATTGAACTTATGGTTGGTTGCATAATCCCTTGGCCTTTGGTATATTCACTATGGTTCTTTTCAAGTTCCATAATGTACGGGCCTTTATTACCAATCAATACCACGTCACCTAGCTTGTAGTTCATAAGGTGTATCTTTGCTGCACTTGCTGCTGCACTGCCAGAGTCTCGTCCGTAAAGAGCAGATTGAAATTCAAGAGTACCATCGTTACTGACCTGCCAACCGCCCCTAGCAAGACCTTCAACTTGAGGTAATGGAGCTTGACGGGAAATATAGAGTTCTCGGTACAGCACAGAGTCCCCTAAAGGTGTATTCTGAATTGCAGTTACAGCAATCTCATAAGAAAAACCTCTCACCATATTTTCCATACGGCGAACTGTCTCTTTATAGAACTCTTGAAGTTCTTTCAGAAGTTTATCTGTATCTGCACTAACCATATTAACCTCTTGAAGATGTTAGTTTGTAAAGAGCTACAGATGCGTTTGCAAAATGCTCTTGCACATCATAGACTTTATACTTCTTCCCTTTGTATTCGACTTCATCATTTACTTTAGGAATAAATCCTAGACCTTCGGCACTGAGGTAAAACAGTATATTTTC